GTCAGGGATATTTCCTGGCTGGTGAACCTGTGATGCCTACTGGCGTTCAGTTTGAAGGCGTTAAGTTCTTCGAGTCAACCAACTTCCCTGCTAAAACTCAGCAAGCATCCTTTACTGGCGGTGCTCCTTATGCAGCAGAAGAAGTGGCTCAAGGATTCTTCTTTGGCCCTCAGTCTATCGGCGTAGGTATTGGTGGACCCAATGCCCAAGTGTTAATTAACAACAACGATGACTTCTCTAGGTTCATCATTTTGATCTGGCAATTGTATGCTGGTTTTGAAGTTCTGAATAAGAACTTTATTACTACCGCATTCAGCTTCGTCTCTGATGACGGCACGATTGCCTGATCCAATTAATTAGTAAACCATAAACAAAGGTAAACAATGGCATACATTACTTCTAAAAAGATCTATCCGGGGGATATGACCGAACCCCTTAACGGGTGGTATCAAAATATCGATACAAATGGCGGCACTAACAACAACGGTGCATTCGGTGGTCCTACCTCAGTCCTGGCTAATCCCGGCTGGCGTTTCTACCAACTCCGTGGCTATGTGCCAGTAACCAACACCAGTGGTCAAGGCTACGTCCAGCAAGCCAAGGTCGTCATTCCTTCTCCCTACAAGAATGATGAGACCCGCCAGAACATCACTGGCATGGTTGTTTCAGCAACTCCTGAGCGTCCTGTTTACGTTTATCGCGCTTCTGTCTCCGTTGCCTCTGGCTGGGATGGACGTGTTGCAAACGAGGGTCTGCAAACTTCAGGTGCTACTACCGTTGTTGGTTTTGGTCCTGGTACTGCAACTACTCCTGTTGCAGCTAGTGGTGTTGTCTTTGGTGCAAACCTAACTGCTGTTTCTAACAACATTCCTGCAGGTAGTGGCGCTCTGGGAACAAATCCTTTCCAGACTGCAACTACATTGACTGACGCAATGTTGTATGAGGAGTACACCGCTGAAACTGAGTGGCGTGTTTACTCCAAGGCAACAACTAACGGCACCTCTCTTGTTGGTGGCTGGTCCATTACTGATGCTGACGCAGCAGCTGGACGCTTCCAGTACATCATCACCGAGTTGTGCTACATCCAGCCTGATGTGCCTGTTGATTACAACGACATCGAGCAGTACCTGCCTTATAAGATTGCTTCTAACTATCCTGGTTATTGATAGCTAAATAGAGTAATATGAGACCAGTTAGTAATATTAATTGGTCTCTATGCTCTACCAAGTAAAACGAACTGGGGCACGGGTTAAAGTTGTAACACAGTGGGAAGGCGGCGACTGGCTAATGGTCGAAGATCAGGACGGTCGTATCTTTACTGTTTACAAAACTGAAATCGAAGAAGACAAAGAGGCATCCAAGAAGGTTAAAACTCTTCAAGTAAAAGATGCAGCAAAAGGAGACGAACCACGTAAGTTTCCAACTGAGACTCGACTGAATATTAATTCAGCCACTGCTCAGATGATTGCTGATCACATCAAAGGAGTCGGTCTTAAAACTGCCAAGGATATTAAGGAGTTGCAGCTGTCACTGTCAGGCGAAAGATTTAATAGCCTCGAACAATTAAGACAAGTCCCGCGTGTTGATTGGGATTCAGTATTTGCAGCAAACCTAGTTCGTGTATAAGCAAAGCCCTTCGGGGCTTTGTTTATTTATGCGGATTATAATTAACAAATAATGACGGTGCCTTGTGTCACAGTTATCTGACTTCAACAAAAGCCGCTGTAGATATCATCTTGGCTACTACATCGTTACGGTGCCAGCTGGTGATTATGCACGTCTAGAAGAAGCGATGAATTCGGTTCCGGATTCAGTCTTTGCCGATAAAATTATTTATCAGCTTGGACGTTGTGATGCAGCTGAACGCAAAACACAACTAGCTTCTTTTGAGCCTGATTTCAGACCGCCAAGCACTAGAGTTGAAGGCATTATTGGTGACGTTGATCGAACGATCAGGTCTAGTAATGTTAAAGAAGCCTTAAAGGTATGGGACGAAGTTTATTTGTATGAGACCAATCGTCTTGCACAAATACTTTATGTCGCTAACTATAAAGACCCGTTCCAAGCACGGTATCGATTTGAACGTTCCGGTGCGGAATTCATCATGGCTCTACCAGGGCCAGCTGACACTGCTGTAGGTGCCAGTCTTTACCTAAGTATTAATACACGATAGCCATGCCTATACAACGCGCAATTTTTCCTCTTCTCCGTGGTGCTTATCGAGCTGGTGCATCGAAAGTAGATGATGTATTACGAGGTACGCCAGTAGGAAATTTTTTAAGACAAGCCAAAACTAGAACAGGAAATGTTTTACAGCAGCAATTTAATCCTGCTTCTAGACAAGCAAGTGTTGCTCAGGGGCGTAAGTTAGGTCGTAAAGGACGCATCAGAACAGATAATGTAGTGGATGTTGATACTTACTTCAACAACCCAATGAGAGGGAAGGTGGGTACTCTTAATTCGGGAGTAATGGCTAATCCTGCTATGCGAAACATTGTTGGAGGAGTCAGCGGTGCTGTTGGTTTAGGTTTTCTAACTGATCCAAGCGTACAAAGAAGTCTTAAAGGACTTACTCAAAATATTGAAGGAACTGTTAATAACGTTGCTCCTGCTCTAGATGCTTTAGCTGGACGTATTCCGTTTGCTAAAGAACTCAATGCTTTTGGCCGTGCTCAAGAACAAGCACCAACAATGTTAGAAAGTCTTTATGGCATTCCTATTCCTGGTGGAGGAACAACTGTAACACCAGGTGAAAACAGATTAAATACAGTAAGGCGGACCAATGATGCTCTCAAAAGTTATGAAGATATGACTCCTCTTGAGCGCCGTGAATTGTATGGTGGCTCAGGTGATATGGATGCAGGACCAGATAAACAAGAACGTGCGATAGCTAAAAATGAAAGGAGACGACTCAAAACAGAAGCAGCAGAAGAACAAGCATTAAAAGAAAGCGCTCCTGCACCAAGCCCAGACAACCCAGTGCAAACAGGAGTTGTGCCTCCGCGCAACACAAACATGCCTGCTTCCCCTGAGCAGTCCTACATGGATCCTTATGCATACAACCTTGCTGTGTATGGCCAAGGACGTAATGCTGCCCAATCACAAACAGAGATGGATGCTGTACGTGATCTTGGGCTTGCAATCAACAAAGCACTGTATCCGCAATTTAATAACACGAAGAATCCCACACCTCCTTTGCAGAACATGATTCCTGAAAGCTACCCACAAAGTGCTGATGGATTGATTGAACAGCGTGGTGTAAACCTCCCTGGATCAATGACTAATGCAGATGCACAAAGTGAACTGCTACAGGGCTCTACCGCTGATGATTCTTATCAAATTGCAGCTCGCACCAAGGTTGCAGAAGCATTATTAGAACAAGCACAGATTGAAGCATTACGGCGTCGTTTTAATGTAAATCAATGAGTCAAAAAGTCAGTAAAGAAAAACTAGCTCAGTTGCTAAGGCAAGCAGGATTCCCAGAAAAAGATATACCAACAATGATTGGTATTGCTGGAGGAGAATCACGCTATAAACCAGATGCATTTAATCCAGACGCTAGTACTGGAGATAAGTCCTATGGTTTATTCCAAATTAATATGCTGGGACCTTTAGGCCCTGAAAGAAGACAGCAATTTGGAATTGAATCAAATGACCAGCTATTTGATCCTGTAACTAATGTTAGAGCTGCTAAAAGTGTCTACGACCGAGAAGGTTTAGGGGCCTGGAGTGTTTATAAAAATAAGTCATATCAAGACTTTCTGCCGACAGCTGCAGAAATTGGCGACCCCAAACAAGCACCTCCAATTCAATCCCCTGTGGATTATCCAACGGGAACTATTACTGTCAATAATTACTATGGCCCTCAAGATGAGGAATTTAATAAAGAAAATGATACGCAATCTTTAATTCAAACACTGTTAATGAACAGCTTGGGACAAAATAAACAAAGCTTCAGTGCACCATCAATTAAAGAAATCATGGCTGCAGAGGGATTAGGTGGTGGTTTCCTAGATCCAGTGCAATACTTGCAAAATTATTTTCAGTAAAACGTCTTATACTAGACAATAACTCCTTGGTTCAATATGACATCTACTAATACTAATAAGCAACCCGTATTTGTAGATCGCCCGCTAATCCGTTGTGTGCGCGTTACAAATCAAACCGTTGGAGATTCGACCAATTTAAACGTGCTAGGTGGACAGTCACCTGTTATTTTGGTTGATATGGATGCTTCTTTAAGCTCTGATAGCAATAGCGGTGGTGTTATTGATGCCATTCGTATTACACGTGATAATACTAATACTGCTCAAAACCCTAGTTATGCAGTCAATACTTCTACATCTGGTGAAGTCATTGGTTTAAAAACCGGACAAGTTGTTTATGTCCAAGAGACAGGGGTTTGCACAATCCCCCCTGGTAATGGCGTAGGTTATTATACTTATACAGGTACTTTTGCTACGGGTAACGTTAATACTGAAATTGCTTATGCAACTTCTGGAGGATTCAGTTACGTTTCTCCAGGTGCAGCAGTTTTACCACCTGTCACTTTTGTCTTCTATTTAACAGAAGGAACTACCGTACCAATCCCCGGTGATGGTGACTACAGAATTCTGTTTTCTAAAACAGTACCAACCAATGTCAATGCCGTGGATTGTACTGACGAGATGGCAGAGTTAGCAACACCAGTTCCTAATGCAGGTAACACTACAGGTCTTGGAGATGCAAGCCCTCTGCGTAATCGTGCTGTGTATTTACAGCGTGGACAGCGTTTATATGTAGGCGTACAGCAGGAAGGTTCTTTCAATTCAATCTCTGGTTATATCCCAGGCGCACACATTACTGCACAAGGCGGTTTCTATTGATATGGCAAGAAGGAGACCAGGAGGTAACTTCGGGAACTTCGGTAAAGACTCCTTTGCCAAAATAGAAAAAATAGATATAGGCACACAGAAATATAAAATTGCACCGATTAAAGGTTCCTTTGGTGGCAGTATTCCAGACGCCATCTATACCAGCGATCGAGAAGCAGCCTGGTCCAGATGGAGGCGTGGTTGGGAGCTAGCAACTTCCAATGGTGTTGAGCGTCCGTTTTTTTATAAGTTTTCCTATGAAGTTCCTTTGAGTGGACAACCTGTTATTGGTAATCGACCACCGTTTATTAGTGGCGCACTCCAAGGATTCTTAACCAAAAACAAAGAACTTGGTATGCATTGGGCTGGAAGAATCGATGCAGGCAACTTACGCTTTGATGGTTTAAAAGATCAACAAGGCACACCTCTAGCAATCTCAGGTGAAATCCCAGCAACCATGCCGTTCTTAGGACGTGGTCAAGATAATCGAAACTTCTGGTACGTTCAAGTCAGTGGCGTTTATTCAACAATAACCATTTCAGGTGTGTCTGGACCATTGCCGCCTCCTTTGTTTGTACAGATCGGAGGACCTGTTGGTATCAAGCCGATTAATGGAGACATTTTAGAAGATACCATTGTCACTTTCTCTGGTGCACCCATTGATTCCGATACACGTGACCCGTTAACAAATAAACGTTATGGCTACATGCAAGCCACACTTGTTGATGTTGATCCTGGTCAAGGAGTTTTAAAATTACAAAAAAGAGGATCTGTACAATCCACGCTGGAAGGAGTCTTGGTAACACCTTCTAGAATCCCACCAGAACCAGGACGTTTCTTCCAGACAGGTGCTCGTTATTCCTGTAGTTGTCAAGACTATACACGTCGGAACTACGCATATATCTCCAGCTTAGGTTTACGAACTGGTTATCG